GAATCACAGATAACACAATTAGAAAAAAGAGCAAGAGGTTTTCGCAGAATTATCTCAGCACTAAATGATTTACCTATGTATGGAATTAATCCACACTTAGATAAAATACTTCATGTTAAGATTGATGCATTAAAAGACCATCTTAAATTAAAGATAACAAGAAACAATGATAAGTTAAATGAAATGTATACTGAGAGTATAGATAGTTTAGCTGATGATGATGGACAACAAGGTGAAGTAGCACCTGTTGTTGTAGAAGATATACATAATAAAAGTATTCCATTACCTGATAATAGAATGGATTTTCCAAAAGAATAATATGACAAGTATAGAAGATAGAGATGTTGATGCAACTTATGAAAATGAACAAAGTACTGTTACTATCTCATTAAAAGAATATGATAAGTTAAAAGAAAAACAACATTATATTACTGATAAAGATTTAATTTCTTGTATAGATAAGATAGAAGAATTAGTTAGAGCAGTAAGAAAACATATAGTAAGGACAGAAATATGACAGATAAAATTGTAGGATTAAATGGACAACCAGTTAAACCATTAGATGGTGTTTATCATTTAAGACTTTGTTTAATAGGTTCAGATGATATTGATATTAAAAATGTAGAAACATTTGGTATAGCAGAGGATGGTTTCTTTATGGTAAAGTCTATATCTAATAAAAGATTTCCTGTCTTTATGACTAATCCTGTTAGAATAAAAACTATTGAAACATATAAAGATGGTCAAGAACCTTTAACAAAACTTAGTGCAGAAAAAGGTGATGACGACTTTCTTGTAGACTTACTTAGAAAGAAACATGAAGACCAATCGAAAACTTAAACAAAAGAAAAGAGTTAAAAAGAAAGAAGCTTACTTGATGAGTTTCAATTTACTTATTAATAATCAAGGACAATTTATAACTGAGTTGTCTAAATATCCTATGGATAAAATAACAACTCATTTCAAAAAAGAAAATGCTGGTGTGATTAAAGCTTTGTTAAGAGAGTGTGATGCTAAATTTAGTATGCTGTCTGAAGACTTAGAAAAAATTGCTTCAGATGTTTTTCATTCTTAAATTATTTGTTCAGGAGTACACATATACTTAGTTGCTAACTGAGCTTCATTAACATCTTTAATTGTTTGTGTATCTAAAAGTTCTTTAGATATTCTTAAAGCTGCTACAGTACAATCTTTCCATGAATCATACTGAGTTTGTATTTGTACTGGTGGTAAACATTGATTGTTTACAAAAGAACACAGACTCATTGTTAATATAAATTTCATTTCTTTTTATTTTTACCACATTTACATCTAGGTGCAAACACTTTAGATAATATTAATTTTAACCACTTCATTCTAGTATAAGTTTTTTAATAGATTTTGCACCTATATAAATTTCTGTTTCTGCTTTACTTTTAATACATTGATACTCTATATTATTTCCTGTATTAGTACGCATTGCAATTCTTTTTCCTTTTAAACATTGCGACATACTTTCTTGTATTCTATGTTCTTTTATCTCACCATTAACAATCATTAATAAAGCTACAACTATCTCAACCATGTCCATTACCATTTGCTCTAACTTTATCTTTTAAACTTTCAATATCTTCTAAAGCTTTTTCTAATTGTTTAGTTACAAATTCTATGTTAACTTTATTATGCATCATATCTTCTATTCTCTTTTCAATCTTCTCAACTGTCTTATATAAATCTTCTAGCAACATAAACTGTTCTTGGTCAGTCGGCAACTGCTCAGACTTTTTAAGCAAGTCTGCTTGAAATAATTCTCTTGATGTTTCTAATGATGTTAGTCTTGCTGTTACTTCTGTATATGCAAACACACCCATTGCTACAGCAACTACAATACCAATCATATTTTTAATTGGCATACTTACTGATGTCTTATCACTTACTTTCATATTAATCCTTTGGTATTGGTAGTACTATTTCTTTATCTGTATCTTCTGTTAAATATTTTGGTATTACTAATTTCTTTTTGTTAGTTATAAATTTATCTCCCATTAAAGTAATATCAGGATTTTCTTTTTTATAATTATCTTTTAATTCATCCCAATGACTTTTATCATTTTCAGGTCTAGTGTTATCCCTTGTAGGAGTAACACCTCTACATTTTGTAACCAACAATCTAAAGTTTTCATTGTATGCAAGACTAGGATTACTATTAACTCTACCACACATTTTCATTAATTCTAACTGTTGTTTAATTGCTACATTTTCTTTTGTAGTTTTACAATCTGTGCCTAAATATTTTCTGTAAGTAAAACTTAATCTATAATTATCATCATCATGACGATAGTTATTAGTATCGTTATAATGATTATATTTACCATTTCTATCTTCTGCTTCTATTCTAGTCTCAAACTCTCCACATCTTACACCATACTCATTAAGATATTCGTTTCTAGGATATGCAGGTTCTACAAATAAAGCTAACATTGTCAAAGCTAAAATAATTAATCCTGTAAAATAATAATTCATCCTGAGAACCTCCATACATTACCTGTTTAAATCCTTAATATCATAGCTGTGTTCTCTAACTTGGTCTGCTAGTTGTCTATATAAATTTTCTGCCATCTGCCATGTTGCTTCAGCAGAAGAAAGTCTAGTATTAATATCTACTAATTCTTTTTTAACAACAGATAAATCTCTTTCAAGATTTGTTAGTCTTTGTTCATTTGAATTAATAGTATCTGTAAGATTAACAATATAACGAACACCTGTAAATGTTCCAACAACTAAAGAAGCAACAATAGGAACCATAACAATATTTTTTTTTAATAATTCTGCAATGTTCATACCTTCTTACCCTTGTTAACTCCTTCTTTAATTATATATGATTGAGTGCCATTTGCTCCAGTCTCAACTTCTTTCTTTAACTCTTTAACAAAGTTCATTTGTTTAGCTTTCTTCTCTAAAGATTTAATATAATTAATTATTTGTTTATTTATTCTTCCTACCATGTCGTCTCTTTCTTAGTATATTTACTCTTGAATGCCAACACCAAGTAGTTAACTTAATTGCATAAGTTTCTACTTTAGATATTGCAGTATCGAGTCCACCAAAGAAATTATATAACCACTTATCTAACATATTATTTTTTTACTAACGAACCTCCAAAGTATAAACCAATAATAGCTGATACTAAGTTAGTATCTAATGGTGTAATAACAAAACTATTAGATGATAGTGTTACCCATTTCATTATTTCTTTTTCTGGTATAAAGAAAAATGAAGGTCTAAATTCTAAATAACCTACAATCACACTCGTATCTGGTGATAATATAGGCATAAGTTTTGGTAATAGTACTATAGCGAATACAGCAGTCAATGCTATAATTCTTCTAGTCCATTGAAAACCTTTGTTATCATATTCTCTAGCTTCTTTAAAACCTTGTTGTTGTACTTCTGCTCTTTGTATAAGCATCTTTTGTTCTGCTTGTTTTGCTTTAATGCTTTGCGACCATATACTCATTACTCCTCCGAGTACTGTAGACCCTAACATTGTTATCATTTCAAATGGCATTTATTTCTCCTTATTTATTTGTAAAAAAAAATTTATAAAAATCTTTATTTCTTTTATCAAGTTTTATAAATTCTTTATTTTTATTTGTATATCCTCTTTCGTATTCTTTCTTAATTTTTTCTTCATTGTTATTAAACAATCCATCTCTAAAATTTTTAAATTTTTTAACACCACCACTACCCATATTAAATTGAAAATCAATTAGCATTTGTTTTTTTCTATTATCTAATTTTAAATAATCATCACCATAAACTTCAATTAATCTTTCATGTGCAAATTTTAAATCTTTAATTAATATATCATTATAATTTTCTTTAGTTAAATTTTTTATATTATAACCATAAATAGTATTAGATTTTTTTTCTTCATCAGTAAGTTTATGCCCAAATGCTACAGTATCATTTCCACCTTCAGCAGATTCATGAACTACATCATTAGTAAGACCTAATTTTAATGGAGCATTTTCTACTTTTTTAATATAATTTAAAAACTTTTCATCTTCATAAACAGGTTTTATTTCTGTTTTATTTATATCTAATTTTTTTTCTGAGTCTCTATCTTTATTACTATCATCTATTTTTAATTTTTTTTTAAGTTTATTTTCTAAATCACATGTTTAAGAAATT